CCAGTAATGCTAGACAACTGCAAACTTGTGTCCGCCGCGGCACTTCCCGTCATTCCTGCAATTCGAATCATGTAGTTGTCGTAGGTGCTGGAAAACACGTTGCTAACTGTCACGCTCGACACCCCACTGCCCACCGTTGTGCTGGTGACGTACACGAGGCCGCTGTTCGCCAAATAAGTGTTCGTATCCGACGCAGTCAGAACCTCACCCACCGCGAACGTCTTGATAGCCATATCAGAATCCTAACTTGTTCTCGTCGAGCTTGCCCAGAGTGCCATTGTTCAGCACCAAATACGCATTCAAGTCAGCACCCGACACATACAACGTCAAACTGGTCCGGTCAGGGGTGGCCGACAATGAGCCGCCCTCGATGATGCACACATACGTTTGCCCACGAAACAGCACTTTTATTTGCACCCCGATAGGAAACGCACCCAATGTTACTGATGAGGTTGCTGACACAAAAAAGTCCCTGACGCCTGCCGCGTCCGGGTCGTTCATGTTGATGTGCAACGCTGACACCGACAACGCTGGGTCGTCATAGTTGTTCAAATACCAGTTAGCAAGGTCGGTGGCTGCCCCGGTGCTGGGTGACCATGTGTTGACTGTGTAGTTGCGGTACGGGGCCGACCCAGTAGCAACGGTTTGCGCCGCATACGCGTCTGGGTCAACCGTGATTTGGGTGAAATAGTTTTGGGCGAGGCTGTCAACCGTTATTTGGTCGTACGGGATGCCGGTGCCCGTGTCGCTCAAATAAAACGCGCTGTTGGTCGAGTAATCCTGTATCGGCTGAAAACTGAGCAACGCGGTTTCTTCACCGTCTGAAATGCGGCCCCCAAACGTAAACGCCAACTGGTTCAGCCAGTCAGCCCATGACCCGGACACGGTTGCGGCACTGGCCTGCCGTTGCGTGTAGTAGCTCATAATTGGGGTTCCGACACCAGCATTGGTTTCTGCTTGCGCTTTACCTAATTGGCCGTTGGTAGCCACAGATGAGTCCGCAACGTAGGCGGCGGGCATTGCGTACCCGTTGCCTGACGTGCGAGCCAATTTTGCTAAGCCGCCTTCAGCTGTGATGGTGAGATAGTCAGCGTTACCAACATTGTTTGCGTATGGGATGCCGTACTGCACTGCCACGTCAGTGATGTACCCGTAATACGCGTCAAACGGAAACCCGCCAGTAGTGGTTTGCCCTGTGACGTAAATGTGCGCCCCGGGCAACAAATCTGTTAGCGGTGATGCAAACCCGTTGGGGTAGCGAAACGTCAGCGACAGTCGAGATGCTGTGAAGTTGTCTATTTGGGCTTGGCGGCCTGCTGTAATTGTCAGATTTTGCAGGTTGCTGATAGTGGTGAACGTGGCCCCGCCGTCGGTGCTGTACGAGGCTTCAAATTCCCACAGCATTAGCCGATGCTCGCTACTCGGATAGGCACCGACCCGTTTTGCCTCATGTAAGCCCGCAATGCGTCAACGGTGGCGTTTGGGTCGCCGCCATGCACGTTGATTGTGACACCACCCATAGCCCCCATTTTGGACAACGGCACCACAGCCTCCGGCCCCGCCTCACCGATGAGCGCCAGCGTGGGGCTGGTGACAATGCCACCGGCAGCCATTCTCGGTACATTCAACCCCCCGCCTTGGGGCGTTGCGCCGTCATCAGAACCACGGATTTTGTCAATGATAAAACGGTCAAGATACCCCAACTGTGGAATTCTGGCAGCAGCACCCAACAACCTTGTTGCAACGCCCCCGACTTTGTTAAACCTTTCAGCGGCTCGCGCTAAACGGTCAAACGCAATTGACAACGCAACTATGCCGCCAGCCATCAATACATACGGGTTTGTCGCCATTGCAGCGTTAACTGCGACGGTGGCAGCTGCGATACCGCCAATGGCTAGCGCGACTCTTGTAAAAATTTCTGGGTTGTTTTGCGCCCAAGACGCAAACTCTTGCAATTTTGGCAAAGCTTTTTCGACTATCGGCAACAACGCCGCGCCAATAGATTCTTTTGTTTCACTTAGCGACAAGGCCAAACGCTTGAAGCCGCCCTCAGCGGTGTTGGCTGCTTCCTGTGCAGCCCCACCGAACGTGCCACCCAACGCGTAAAACACCTCGTCAAGTTCGGCGCCGCCCTTAATCATGTCGCGCAGGCTGGGGTCCAGTTTGGCTAACGCAGCAGTGTTGCCACCGTATGCCTTTGCTAGGGCGTTAGTGACGGTTTCCAACGGTTTGCCAGTAGCCGCCGAAATGTCCATTGCCAGCGCAGCAGCCTTTTGTGACTCCTCTAGGTCATAGGTGACGCGAGACAGCGACGCTAACGCCGGGCGCAGCTGGTCGTCACTAAAACCCAGCAACTGGCCTTGTTTGCTAATCCAGTCCTCGACTGATTTGACTTGGTCGTCGGTTGCCCCGGTGGAAATACCTAACTGCCGGGCTAGTTCCTTTTGGGCAGCGGCGTCTTCCATTGCGCCCTTGGTGGCGTCAAACAAAGCTGCGCCCAACCCGGCCAACGCTGCTGCTGCCGGGACTGCTGCTTTCTTGATTGCGAACTGGGCTTTTTGGCCAGTGGTTTCCAGCTGCTTGAACTCTTTGACGGCCTTTTTGACGCCCGAATCAACGAATTCGGAAATGATGGGGATTGAGATGGCCATTAGCGGGTTTCCTCGTTGACGGTTCGCATGACGTCGCGCACTAGACGCTCGAATCCGGCCTCCAGACGGCCCCTGTTGGCTTCTACGGCCTTGGACAGCACACGGGTCTCAGTCGGGGCCACAGTGCCCAGAGAACGGCCCAGAATGTTGTTTGTGCGCCGTCCAGCAGTCTCAAAGATGACCGCGCCCGGGTCGGTCTGCTGAATCAGGATGACGTTGCTGGTTTTACGGCTGGTATCCACCTTGACCTTGGCACCACGTCGAGCTTTGGCAGCGATGTACGGGAACAGGACGCGGCCTTTGGATTGCCACTGGCGGCTCATGCCTGATAGGGGCATTTCGGGGTAGTTGCGCTGTGCCTCGACAATGGCGGGTTGGGCAATGTCTTTGGCGTCACGGTTGAATTGTTTACGCAACTCAGGGTTAATCTTGCGTAGAGCTTTGATTGCGTCTTCAACGCCGACTAGCGAGATGTTGGCTGTGGTTGTCATCGTTTCCTCGCTTGGTCGTTCAAGATAGTAACAACCGTGGCTAGTTCGCGCCCCTCAAACGGTATTTGCGGCGGCCAGTACCCCGTCGCCACCAAAACAGTGGCGAGCGCGTGAATGTACGAGCCTTTCAGGAAGGGTTTTCGGGTTCCTGCCCCACAACCTCAATAGATGCCAGTTTTTTGATGTAATCATCAAACACTGCTGGCACTGGCACATTGGACTGTTTGCAGGACTCAAACGCCATGAACGCCAAATCCTCGACACCGATACCGGCGGCCAGTTCGGATGCTTTGCGCTTGAATTTGCGTTCCCACGCGACCACCACGAAAAGGTTGGTGGTGACTGTGTAGTCGTCGCCGTCGTTGGTGGTGACGTGCAGGTTCAGTTGCATTGGTTCTCCCTAGGTTGTGTGTAGGTCAGGTGACGTCGCGGACCCAAGTTCCGCCGGTGAACGTGGCGGTAACCATGGCGAGCTCGCCGACGGTGCTGGCGATGGGGGTGAAGTTCTCCAGCATGGCGTTGGTGATGATGTATTCGGGGTTAGTGGCGGACTCTGTGGTGCCAGACGGGCTGATGGTCAGCGTGGTGGTGCCGGTGCCGACACAAGACGCGAGGATGCCCTCCACCTCGGATGCGCCGTACGACAGGAACATTTCCAGCGTGACCTCGACGCTCTGGAGGCCCGAAACAAAACGGTGCCCGGTGTCACCCATGGCGGTGGACTCCAGCGGGTCAACGCCGATGGTCACCGTGACCGACCGGCACTGGTCAGACAGGTCGGTGGTGGTGACGCCCTGCGTGATGTTGACGGTGGCGTTGGAAAGGAATGTGCTGGTGGCCATAGTTGTCCTTTTGCTAGTTGCGCCGTACGGCTACCCGCACGGTGAGGTCGTATGTCGGCAGTTCCTGCCCGCCGCTGATAATCATTACAGACGGGCGCAGGTCTGTCACGGCTATCGCAGAATTCATAATCGCGTCGGCCTGTGTCAGCAGCCAGTCTGATGCGTCCTGATTACCGGGCGGTGGGGCGCAAACACGGATACGCAGCGTGATGTCGCCCACGTTGTATGTAAACGCTTCCACGGTTGGAAGCTCCAGAAAGAACGTCATGGGTCGAGCGTTGCGTGGGTCAGTAACAACCTCGTAGCCAAGGTTCAGGGCTGTCAACGCGGTTTTAGTGGCGTTGACCGCGTCCCACAGGATGCCGGTGGCAGCCATTTATGCGACCTGTGGACGGCCGACACCCAGCAGCTGAAGGATGCGCCCGAGGGCTGACGGCACCGGGAACGTCCCCATGGAATCAAAGGACGCGAAGGAATCGGCCGACCCCCTTTCGCGGTACAGCAGCGCGGCGTACATGATTGTGCCTAGGGTGACGTCCCCGCCGGGGCTGGTGGTCAGGCTGTCCTGCCCGTAGCCAGACTCGACACGGCGACGGTACGCAAACGCGTTGGCGGCCGACACGCATTTGGTTATAAACGCGGTGTCGTTTGCGGTGGCGACAGCGATACCCAGCCATTCCTCCACGTTGGCGTTGGTAATCCATGTGCAGGTTTGCGTCCAAGTGACTGTGCC